AAAGCATATACATGATCACCAATTACTGAAAGCCCCTTATTAGGAGCGACAAACTGAGCGTTAGACCCTAGCTTCTCTCTAGCCATTCAAGGTTTATTCGAAGTAAAGAGTTACAGATCCAGACGAAGCAGCCATACTACCGCCACCACTTACCTGAATTGCTATCTGCAGATCAATGTTGTTAACTCCAGATATACCGAAGGCAACAGGAACGGATTGATAACCTTGTGCAGCTGCTGCGTCAGCAGTGTCTCCAGCTACACCCCATATGGTGAAATTCTGTTCCGACATATTAGATCCGAGTAAACGACATACTACCTGTGCGCCTTTTGCGTTAAATACATCAAAGGCACAATCGACTCGACTGATCCTAGTTGATCCCTGTGGAACCTGAATATTACCTAGGTTGCTAGAATTCATGTTGTCAGTTAAAGAAAAATATTCTTTATCCGTGGGCGTGCTATCGAAACTCCTCTGAATCGTGGTTACCATTGTGTTTATAATCTAAAATAAAGTTTAGATCCTCCGAGTTTTAGTTGTGGAAACTGCCTTCGTGCGAATGCTCCAGCAGCCGCAACAAGTCCAGCAGTAACTAACGTCTTTCTCCCTGCGTCACTTGCAATTAGATTAATTGCATTTCCTGACAGGGTACTAAATGCGGTCCCTAATTGACCATCTGTTATATCCTTGATCACACCTTCAACCGTTGTAACAACAGGAAACCCGTTTTGTCCTGAAGTCGTGGTTTTTCCGGCATTAAGGTATGCGGCTATAGCTAATCCTGACGCCATACCTGTAACGCTTGGATGTGGTAGTGATTTTCTCATGTAGCTCCTTTTTGAATTATTCTTTTTATTGTTCGTTGCCTTACGGGGCTTACCGTTTCTTCGTGATGTGGACGCATCGTAAGATTTTTTAGAGATCAACTTACCGTCACGGAAATACATCCAGCGACCGTTTTTAGTTCTCTTACGATAAACCCCGACAGGCATAATCGATTACAGTTTAATCCATTATATAACTGTATTCCCTTCCGCATAAGTTAAATAGCAATTACCTTATGTTATAGTATGGACGTATCAAAGAATGAATTGATTAAGCCTGACATTTCTTCACCATTGAAGAAGCGTGATTCCTACCTTGTAGTGAAGGAGGATGACATGACCCTAGTGACTGTTGATCTGGTAGAAGATTGTAAGATTGAGACAGACGGGGGTATAAAAGACGGTGTAAGGATTACATGCCGTGAAGTATTGACTAAAAAGAATCTGAATGAAGATGATGAACATACATTCGAATACATCCCAACGGAAGAACTTAAATTAAAAGAGTCATATTCTACCTCATCCTTCTATCTGTTAAAGGATTTCAAGACGGCATCACACTGGCCAAAGGAAGGGATCTTTTATTGGGTATGGAAGGCTAGTGACGGTCTACGTTGGGAGCAAGTATGATTACTCCTTGCACTACCTGTAAACATAATGGTACTGAATGGATTAGTTACCCTTGTAAAGAATGTTATAAAAAATGGATCAAGGAGACACAAGAATGACCCTTTGCTCATGTTATAATATGAACTGGGGCCGTGTATCGGCGACTTGCTCTCTATGCGGTCGTAAGATTAATGGAGGAGCTTAGGGTATGAAGGGGTTGGGGTTGCGAGTTTGGTGTATCAGAATGCATTGTAGATGCGTTATTTCTGCAATCCCATGCCTAGTATTGCGTCAGTCTTGGTTTTAGATCCTTTGGCCGCTGCATCTGTAATCATCGGCAACATTTTAGAAGCCAAGGCTTGAACATACCAAGGTTGTCCACTTAGATCCTGTGTGATATTATGCAAAAGCGAAAGATTAGAACCTTCTTCAGAACCTTTCAATTCTTTCGCAGCATTTCCCATTGCTCCTGCCCAAAATTTTTTAAGACTCTCTCTAGCTTGTGGCAGCATAAATTCCTCAAAATCAATTAACATCTGTTCTCTTATCTTTTTAGTAATTACATCTAAAGACATAAGCAGAGTCTCGTCAGATTCTGAACTTTTCAACCAGCTTTCTATTTTTTTTTGAGTTTTCAAAGGAATCCAAACCGTATAAATTGTAAAATATAAAAAGAACGAAAGAATCCAGATCAAGAGAAACTGTTGATCTGTCATTATACACCGATTAATATTTTAATTTCTTCTTCAATCAATGCCCTAGTATATCCTTTTTGAATCATACAAGATAAAATCCAAGTCATCCCAGTAAATCTATTATACAAAACTCCCAACTTATTTTTAGCGTTCCTTTCACAAGCTTTATAATCCTTTAAGAATTGTGTTTTATCTTCTACACCTTTTCCTGTTATCTCTTCTTTAATATCATTTATTATCTCATCTGCTGACGGTATATCAAACTCTTTTAAAAATTCTATTACATCTTTTAAAATCTTCAAGGCCTCATCGGTTGAATGATAAAGAGAAGCTAAAACGACAGGTTTGGGTACATTTAGATCGATTGTAGGTATTGGTTCGCAAATAGCTATTAACTTAGAAACTGCGCTAGCTTTCTTATCGATCATAGAAAAACCTAACCAAGCACCAAAAATTATAATCGGTTGCATTACCGACACCATAGGAGGAATAATTCTATTCCATTTTATCCCCTTCAATAACTCCTCAAAATCCTTTTCACTCTTAGGAATTTTCATAATTTATAACCCGTTAGCATGCATGATATTGCCCCATTGTTAGCACTCTCAGTCGCTTGGATCTTAACGGTTGAATTTGGAGGTATGATAAATTCAAACATTTTAGGTTGTAAACCAGCATTATTAACAAGAACGACGAATTTTTCAATAAATAAAGCCTGACCGTCTACAGATACGATATAACTCACTATTTCACCGTCTGCTATCCCACTCCAATCCAGACCTAAAGTTATTCTTGTTAAATAGAAAGCAGATGGATTGGTATAGGAGAGGAGGGTGACAGCGGAAGAGGTGAGAAGATGACTTCCACTCCACCCGTAAATATTACCACCCTTAGCCCTTGAAACTGATTTAGACGCTGCTAGGGTCATTTATTCATAAATACGACCAACAATAACACATTCTACCAAGCGTTCAGTACTAGAACCATCGTTCCGAGCTTCAATCTCAACATTAGATGCGGGAGGAAACAAAATATTTAGATACTGTTGTGTAGGCATACTAACCAAGGCTTCATACCCTGTATAAATTATATTTCCATTAATAGAATATCTAAAACTCATGTCATCTCCATGACCTGCTTTAGATCCAAGAGCAACTTTAGCAATAATGTAACCTTTCGCAGCAGTACTAAATGCCAATAATGTGGTATAGGCTGAAGTTCCTGTCACCCCTACACTTCCTGAGAAAGCATATACATGATCACCAATTACTGAAAGCCCCTTATTAGGAGCGACAAACTGAGCGTTAGACCCTAGCTTCTCTCTAGCCATTCAAGGTTTATTCGAAGTAAAGAGTTACAGATCCAGACGAAGCAGCCATACTACCGCC